ACAAGTTAATTTATGAGGATGAATTGAAAAGAGCACTAGATGAAGATGGTCAAAGAACATCTACATATATAACTCCACAATCTTTTTATCCTAATGGAGTATAATAATGGCTAAATGGGCTACAGGTAAAAGATCACTAGCAATATCTGATAGATCAGGTATGGCATTTCCTTATACTGAAATGATTAAAGAATGGAATGGTTCTTTAGTACATTATTCTGAGTTTGAACCAAAACATCCTCAAATAAGAAGAAAAAGAATTGTTGCAGATGCTATAGCTTTACAAAATAGTAGATCTCAAAAATTTCAACAACCAACTAACATTGATGGTGTATATGCAGATTCAGGTGGGACTATGGTAGGTGTTGCTGATTTAACTTTACCTGGTGACTTTGCTTATATAACTCAAGGACAAAGTGCAATGGTACCTGCGGATCCATCTTTGCAAAATAGAAGAAGAGAATTATTAATGAATATAAATTCAGTAACAGTGGAGATTTCATAATGGCTATAACTTACGCAGATTTTTTAACACAAGTAAGAAACTATACAGAAGTAAGTAGCAATGTTTTAAGTGATACTCTTATACAAAACTTTATTAGATCAGTAGAGTTAGACGTAGCCGGTAAAGTTGATTATGATGATCTTAGAAAATATTCAACATCTACTTTTACTTCTGGGAATAGATATGTAAGTTTACCTGCTGATTTAACTATTATGAGATCAGTTCAAATGATAAATGGTTCAACAAGAACTTTTTTAGAAAAAAGAGATACAAGTTTTATATCGGAATATAATAATAATGCTGCTACAGGTGAGCCTAAATACTGGGCAAATTGGGACGATTTTAATATATTAGTAGCTCCTATTCCAGATTCAGCTTACACAATTCAAATTAACTACATCACGGATCCACCACAGTTTACAGCTTCAAACAACACCTTTCTTTCAACTTATCAAGAATCAATGTTATTACATGGTGTACTATCAGAAGCTTTTAGATATTTAAAAGGCCCCATGGATATGTACAAGCTGTATGAAAGTAAGTATAATGAAGAAGTACAGAATTTTGCTCTTCAACAAATGGGGAGACGAAGACGTGCGGAATACGATGATGGGGTACCAAGAATACAAATACCTTCACCATCGCCAAACACATTATTAAAATAGGAGAATATATATTATGGCAATCACAACTAATGCAATTTGCAATTCATTTAAAAAACAATTGATGGGTGGTGAGCACGATTTTGATAGCGCAGGTGGAGATACGTTTAAATTAGCAATGTATGTTTCAACTGCTACATTAGGTGCTTCAACAACTAACTATTCATCATCTGGAGAAGTAACTTCACCGTCAGGTTATGCTGCGGGTGGAAAAGCTTTAGTAAACAGCGGTGTAAAAGTTTCATCAGGAGTAGCAATAACTAACTTTTCTGATTTATCTTTCACTGGAGTTACACTAACAGCTAGAGGTGCTTTGATTTACAACACAACTACAGACGGTGGTACTGGTACTACTGAAGCAGTTGCTGTATTAGATTTTGGTGGAGACAAGACTGCAACATCTGGAACATTTACAATCCAGTTCCCTGCATTCACAACCTCTGCTGCAATTTTAAGAATCGCTTAATTAAAAAGGAGTTAAAATGGCTTTGGTGGTAAATGATAGAGTAAAAGAAACCTCTACTACTACTGGTACAGGTACATTTGATCTAGGTGGTGCAGTTTCGGGATTTGAATCTTTTGTAACTGCGATAGGTAATGGAAACACAACTTACTATTCTATTGTAAACGAAAATGGTGAGTTTGAAGTTGGCCTTGGTACAGTTACAGATGCTGCAACCGATACTTTATCTAGAGATACAATTTTATCATCATCAAACAGTGATGCTGCAGTAAACTTTTCTGCAGGAACTAAAAATGTATTTTGTACATTACCTGCTTCCAAAGCCGTTATCCTTGATTCTAGTGGAAACATTGTTGCAAACAATGGATCTAACTTAACAAATTTAAATGCAGATAATTTAGCTTCAGGAACTTTACCTGATGCAAGATTTCCTGCTACATTACCAGCTTTAAATGGTTCAGCACTTACAGATTTAAATGCAACTAATGTTGCTTCAGGAACTTTAGCTTCTGATAGATTACCAACTGTACCAACAACAAAAGGTGGTACAGGGTTAACTACTATCGGGACTGCAAACCAAGTTCTTGCCGTAAACTCAGGTGCAACAGCTTTAGAATATCAAGACATTACTTTAACTACAATTAACAACAATGCTGATAATAGAATTATAACAGGAAGCAATACTGCTGATACCCTAGAGGCAGAAAGTACTTTTACATTTGATGGTACTGACGTATTCATACCTCAATACATTACACACGATGGTGACACTGATACTAAATTTGGCTTTGGAGGCGCAAACTATTTTCAAATTCAAATTGGTGGATTTGCGGCACTTGAAATACTTCCAGGTGAGTTTAATATTACTGGCCGTGATGTAGGAATTGGAAATAATGATCCGCAAGAAAAATTAGATGTAACAGGTAATATAGTTGCTAGTGGTACTATTTCTGGTAGTTTAGATGCAGCTGACTTAGCTTCTGGTACAATACCTGACGCAAGATTCCCTGCAACTTTACCAGCTTTAAATGGAAGTGCTTTAACAGCATTAAATGCTTCAAATGTTTCCTCAGGAACTTTAGCATCAGACAGATTACCTACGGTTCCAACAACAAAAGGTGGAACTGGTTTAACTACTATTGGAACTGCAAATCAAGTTCTTGCAGTTAATGGAGCTGGAACTGCTCTAGAATATCAAACTCCAACTACTGGAGATATTACAGGTGTTACAGCAGGAGATGGTTTAACCGGTGGTGGATCATCAGGTCTTGTTACATTAAATGTTGGTGCAGGCTCAGGTATATCTGTTACAGCGGATCAAGTTGCTCATGCCGATACTTCTACTTTAAGTGGTACTTACGGCCAGACAGGAAACTCTGGCGGAACTGTAACTGCAAATATTAATCTTACCGTAGATGGTTTTGGCCATGTCACTGATGTTCAATCAGATAATGTAGATTTAGATAGTAGATATATACAAGGGGTTACCGCAGGTACATTATTAGATGGCGGTGGAACTACAGGAACTGTTACACTTGACGTAGATTTATCAGAATTAACTACTTCAACATCTGATGCAGATGGTGATTTTTTTGTTGTAGTTGATTCAGTTAATGCTCAAAAGAAATTAACAAAAGCAAATATTAATATCTCAGGATTTAATAACGATTCTGGATTTACTACAAATACTGGAACGGTAACTTCCGTAGGAGTAACTGCTGGAGCTGGTTTAACTGGTGGTGGAACAGTTACTACTTCAGGGACTATAAATTTAGATGTAGGAGCAGGAACAGGTATTGATGTAGCTGCAGATGCAATTTCTGTTGATGTATCTGACTTCATGACTAATGGCTCTAATAACAGAGTTCTTACTGCAACTGGCACAGATGCGATGAATGCTGAAGCAAACATGACATTTGACGGTTCTACTTTAACAGTAACAGGTGCGGTAGTTCCTGGAGCAAACGACCTTTACGATCTAGGTGCATCAGGAAATGTTTGGAGAAACATATACACTGGAGACTTACATTTATCTAACGAAGCAAAAGAAGAAGGTAATGCTGTTGATGGCACTAAAGGTAATTGGACTATTCAAGAGGGTGCTGAAGATTTATATATTTTAAATAATAAATCTGGTAAAAAATACAGATTTAAATTAGAGGAAATGTAATGATATTCAATTTTGACAAAAAAGAATATGACAGTGAGAAATTATCAGATCAAGGTAAAATAGTTGTACAAAAACTTCAAAATATAGCTCTTCAAAAACAACAGTTAACTATTCAATTTACTGATTTAGAAGTTTTACAAAAACATTATTCTGATCTACTAAAAAAAGAATTACCTAAAGAAAATAAAAAAGTAGACAAAAAAGGAGCCTAACCTATGGCTCTAGGTATTACCGCATATTCTGAAGCGGCTTTTTCATC